AACTAGGGAGAATATTCTCGCAACGAAAACAAAGAAATATGGTTTTTTCGATTGATGGTTTAGAGGACACGAATCATATCTATCGCCGTAATGTGAAATGGCAAAAAGTTATGGAAAATGTGTCTGCTTACATCAAAGCAGGTGGTCGAGCAGATTGGGATTATCTTGTTTTCAAGCATAATCATCATCAAGTAGAAGAAGCGAGATCTTTATCTCAAGATATGGGATTCAATAATTTCTATGTCAAGAACCCTTCTGGATTTGAAAAGGGTAACATGGTTGTTCGCGATAAAGATTACAATATACTATATGAGATTGAACCAGTCGACGATAAACAAATATTACAAGGTTATCCTGACCTGAATGGTGTAAAGGCTGAAGATATACCTTATGATGTTTTTAAAGATAGGATTGAATCACATTTCAAAGATGTTGATGGAGAGATTAAATGCTTTTCAATGAGGAATGGTTTAGAATTAAGGGTGGCTGCAGACGGAAATGTTTATCCCTGTTGTCATATGGGCAATTTATCAAAACACCCTCGCGAAGTTTCTCAAATCTCTAAAGCTCAATTATCAAATTATTTTAAAGACGTTGAACATAATTTACACAATAAATCTCTCAAGGATATCTTAGATACTGATCCATTCAAACCAATATATAATAGCTGGGAAAAGAAATCTTGCCTAGCTTGTTGGCAAGCATGTGGTGTGAATGCGGATAAACAAACTGCTATGTCCCGTGTTTATGGTGAGAAAGAAAAATTATATGGCACAACGTAAAGTATTAATTGTTGGTGGTGGATCTAAATTTGGTGAGTCTCTTGCAGACTTATATTCCTCTGACTATGAGGTGCACGTTATCACTGGTAGTGACAGTGATATGGATCGAGTAATTAAAGTAGATTGGAATCATTGTAAGATTGATGATGTTATACCATATATCGACGATGATTATGATGTTGTAGTCTTCAATCAAAATGGGGGTGGTGCACCAAATGGTGTGGAGGGCGAGCATGCATATTTTGATTATGTGCAACCCCAAGAGTGGTGGAATCAAGCATTCTTTAACAATGTTCAACTATCTTATTATATTGTAAAAAAGCTGAGACTCAGTTTAGGTATGAAGATTTGCTGGATGTTATCACCTATGTTCCATCACGATTATAGAGAGTTTGGTCAACCATATGGTGGTTACGGTGGTGACAAGGCTTATAATATGCATATAATGAAGACATTTTCGTTTTATAATGATGCCAGTTTTTATGGTCTAGTTCCCAGACATTTTGACGGGTCTGATCAGTTTGCACTGCAAATATATAAAGTTATACAGAATCTTGATTTGCACTTATCGGGTCAACTTATTGATGAAAAAGGAGATATTTGGAATGATTAATCCATATGCAAGAGGTATACAACCTGAAAAATCTACTGAAACTTCTTTTATGAACGACCATGAAGAAGAACTATATGACTTAAACCTCAAAGAAAGACGTTCTGAATTAGAAGAAAATGGTTGGATCCCGTTAAAAATGAATGATGAGCGTGAACTTGTTGGTCATCGTTATTTGTATAATCCGTCCAAACCAAAACTGAACGATTGGGTAAATTTATCATATAGAATTAACAGACACGGTTTTAGGGGGGATGAATTACCAACTGAACCTAAACCCAGAAGTATTATGGCTTTTGGTTGCTCAAATACATTCGGGTTTGGTATGCCAGAAGGGCAAATTTGGCCAACCCTTGTTGGTAACACTCTTAAAATGCGTTGTTACAATATGGGATATCCAGCTGGTTCTCTTGATAAAGCATTTAGATTGATGATGGCTTGGATACCAAAAATTAAGCCAAAGCATGTGTTTCTACTTGAACCTGATGGAGTTAGATATGAAAGCATAAGTCACTCATTAGGATATTTTGATCACACTGCTAATAATATCTCAGGTGTGCCTTTGCGGTTTGAACACGAGGATGAATGGATTCTACACAGAGAGAAAACATTGAGAGCGATTCATTCTCTTTGTGAACAATTTGAAACGCCTATCACAATATATAAAGTTGATTCTCATGAATTTGCTCAGGGCATAACTAAGTTGATAGGGCGTGTTGATGCAGCTAGAGATCTAATACATCCTGGAAGAAACTGTCACATTTACACTGCAATGACTATGTTGAAACTGGCAGGATATGAGTGGGATAATGAAAAGAATGCTTGACATTTACAGTTGGGTATGCTATAACAATAAGATCGGAGTTTTTAATTATGGAGTTTAATATGACCGATATTGTAAAAGAGCTGCAACAGCGTGTTGTAACTATCACTTTTGATAAACTAGATGGCACAGAGCGTGTCATGAATGCCACTCTACAGGAAGATGTAATTCCTGAAGTGACAGGCGAGTCTCGTGCAACTGATAGCAATCTGGTTGTTTTCGATGTGGATAAAAACGGTTGGCGAACTATCGTAGTCGACCGAATCAAATCGGTTGCATAAAGTTCTTGACATTTTGATTTCCTTGATATATACTATAAGTATGATTAAAGGAGTCCATTATGGCAAAAGAACCAACCCAGTTCAAGCGGAAAAAAACCCGCAAGCGTCGCAAACCTATGACGCCCGAACAAAAAGCAGCAGCAGTAGAGAGGTTAGCTAAAGCGCGAGCCGCTCGTGCTGCTGCCAATCCTTCCCAACCTAAAAATGTCTGTGAGAAAGTTCTTCAGTTAGATGATGAACACTATCTCTCATACAATAAGGTAAGGAGTTGGATTAAGACCAATCAAGAGAAACTAAAAGATGCTCGTGCTGAAGACCGCCGTGGTGTCAAAGGTGCTCATGCTGAGGTGAAGAGCCTCGAAGCATACATCCGCAATATGAACAAGTATCTTCGGGATGGTGATTGGAGTGATAATTTTTATGGTGAAGACATGAATATGAAAGTTAAATGGCGTTGTCTCGCCCTAGCTTATGATGAGCATGGTGAGATCAAACGTCAACATGGTGTCTTCTACCCAGACCTCGGTTATCGCTGGGGTTATGAACCAGAGGAGGATGAGGTATGATTGTTATTGATTACAACCAGACTTTCATTTCTAACTTTATGGCAGAGACTCGTGGACGTCCAGGAGCAGAAATCAATATCGATCTGCTTCGTCATATGATATTGAACCAAATCCGATCATATCGTAATCGCTTCGGTAATGACTACGGTGAAGTCGTTATCGCATGCGACAATCGTCGTTATTGGCGACGAGATGTGTATCCTGAATATAAAGCTGCTCGTAAAAAAGTTCGTGAAGCGAGTGGGCATGATTGGTCATCTATCTTTGATGCGCTGCATCAGATCAGAAACGAATTAGATGAATTCATGCCTTATCCTGTCATCGATATTGAAGGTGCAGAGGCAGATGATGTTATCGGTGCATTGGCTGAATATAGTCAGACCTCAAAAGAGGGTGCGTTGTTTGAAGAACCAGAACCATTTCTGATTCTGTCGGGCGACCATGACTTTCAGCAACTACAGAAGTTCCCCAATGTTCAGCAGTTTTCTCCTATCAAGAAGCGTTGGGTCAAACTAAAAGATACACCACAAGAGGTGTTGATGGAGCATATCATTACAGGCGATAAGGGAGACGGTGTTCCAAATATCCTGTCTGCTAATGATACATTTGTGGCAGGTAAACGCCAGAAGCCCATCCGAAAACACTTACTCGCTGAGTGGAAGAAGCAGAAGCCTGAAGAGTTTATTACTGGTGAGATGGCTGCTGGTTATGTCCGAAACAAGCAACTGGTCGATCTCTCGCAGACTCCGCAAGACATCAAGGATGCAGTTATAAGTAGTTATGAGAAGCAAAAAGGTAAGAGCCGTGCTCAATTGCTTAATTATTTTGTTAAATATCGGCTTAAAAATATGATGGACGTCGCGGAGGATTTTTGATGAATAATCCATTTGAAGAATATGATGAAGAGCGTTGCAAAAACCTTTCATCTGAGCAGTATGTCGTGTATGAGTGGGTCGACAAAAAACTGATGAAGAAAACTTACACTCGTAAATATATTCCCGATTCAAGAAATGGGTTTGTAGATAATTTTCATAGTGAGACAGTATAATGGCAAAAAGATTTAGACAAGTCGATGAGGGCTTTGATTGGGTATTCGAGGCAAAAGGCAAAGACGAACAGATTTCTCGTTTGAAAGAATGGGCAGGTAACAGTCAGATTGTCATTCCTATCGTGCGCTGGGGTGTCGGTGCTGAGAAGATTGTTTGGGGTCTGCCAGAAGGTATGCCAGATACCGTTAAGATTGATAAAGACATTCCACAAGGTATGGGTCAAACCACACTGCAGGTTGAGTGGCGTCGCGTAAAAACATTCCTAGATCCTGAAGGTAATCTTCGTAATCTACCTGTGTGGAAACAGGAGATGAACTGGGTTCAAATCCTAGAAGGTCTGCACTGGAGAGAGGCTGAGTTGCTGACACATGTCAAGGATGGCACGTTGTTGAAGATGTATCCGAAACTTGAGAAACTGCTAAATGATCTCGGTATCGAGGAATACGACAAGCCCGTCAAGAAGACGAGAAAGAAGAAAGCAACTGCTAAGACGTAGGTCTATATGGGTCATAAAAACGACCCCATTGCCAGCCTTCTGGTAATTCAGATCCTTCGTTGATCAGGTGATTCTTACCACTAGGTTCGACACACCATTTACGCTTTGGTCTTTCAAATGCTTTCTGGCGGATCTTAGCAATTGTCTCGGGTGAGTGTTTTCTACCATACATGGGATTAAACTCTCCTCGACGTGTTCCAGTCATGGTCTTGCTGATGTTGTTTTTGTGCTCATCGGTGAGACCATTACTATTTGGATTGCCTTTACCGAGTTTGGCATCACGAATACGCTCTCTACCTTCTGGTGTGTGCCATCCTGTCCTATCGCGACATCTATCAACGATTGGTGAATCGTTTTTATTTTGCGTGATGACGTAGTCTCGAACAGCCTCTACTGTTGAGAACTTTATCAGCATCTCGCGCGGTTTAGGAACTTCTTGTAATGATTTTTCGTCAACAATCCAGTATTCATCGCGAGTTTTGAAGGCGAAGAATCGGGATGCTCTAGCCATCTAAAAACTTATTGCGATATTCGATGATGCCATCTCCTAAAGGCTTCGTCTTCTTACCTTTAGCAGCTGCTTCAGCTTTGTCCATCGATGTTTGTAGGATTGATTTTGTGCGTCTTACCAACTTGGTAGTCGCTTTAGATACATTACGACGCTCGCCTTTGGATGTCTGTGAGTCCCTTGACCTCTTCTTTCCCATAATAAACCTCAAAAAAATTGTATGTCATTGTTATTACAGGGTATTTATAGCAAGAAAACACTTGACATTTCTGTAGATATATGCCATAATAAGGTATAACTTGAGAAAGGAACTTGTTATGTTTTATGCTGATATTACTCTTGAATTTGCTAATGGTTCTATGGGTGCTAAACTCATCCAAGGTGCTTCTATGGAGCAAGTAATGGATGATGCTGTCCATTTTGTGACTAAACGTGTTCGTCAAGGCAAAGAAATACTTGACATTCACGGCAATGACCTGTATACTGTAGTTAGTCATAAAATTAAAGGATATGAAGGTCGTGCGTAGTTTTTATACAGATTTAGAAAAAGCAGTGATGGACACAGTGTGTCTTAATTACAACACCGATGTTAGCAAAGTTCTCGATGCTATAGTTGATCAATTTGGTAATAGTGATATGATCGAGGACATTGTTCGTATGGCTGAAGAGATGTTAGAGGAAATTAATAATGACTTATCAGAATTCAATGAAGACGAAGTATATACTCACTGATATTGACGGTGTGGTTCTAGACTGGGAAGAGAGTTTCGTAGTCTGGATGGAGCATATGGGTCATACTCTTGCAGATGGCTATCAATATAAGTATGGTGTAGATAAGCGGTTCGGTATTACTAAAGAAGTATCTGATCAGCTTGTTCGGCAGTTTAATGCCTCTGCTGCTATCGGCTTCCTGCCGCCTATGCGGGATGCGCAGTATTACGTCAAGATGCTACATGAGAAGCACAAATACAAGTTCATCGCTGTGACGAGCCTGTCGCTCGACCCGTATGCTCAGAAACTACGGAAGCGGAACTTAGCTAAGTTGTTCGGTAAGAATACATTTGAAGATGTTATCTGCCTTGACACTGGTGCTGACAAAGACGACATTCTTATCGACCTGAGTTATCAGTATCAGGGTTGTTATTGGATCGAGGACAAAGTGGTGAATGCTCAATTAGGGGCAGACATCGGTTATGATTCTATCTTAATGGAGCATGGTCATAGTTTGAAGGCTAAAGGTGCGTTCAAAGTGGTCAAGAACTGGGAAGGTATTTACAATGAGATCGTGGGAAGCTAATTTTTTAGATTTTTGTAAAGGTATGTGGTTTGAGAATTGTGTTGAGCGTCGCGGATATGGTGACGATCTGCATGATTTCGATGTTTATGTTGACCTAAATAAAGAGTGGTTGAAAAAACAACACGCTGAATATAAAATCAAAAAAGCACGGAGAACGGACGCATGGACGTAATATCCCACACAATAATTGCTATGGTATCACTCATCGTTGCTTATGGCGTTGGGTTTTGGTTAGGTCATGGTAAAGGCTCAATCTGGGGCACAGCGGTGGCACTCGACTGGATCGAGAAAAAAGTCGGACGTGCTCAATTTAATCGCTGGATGCGGGAACATGAAGAAGCTAACAAGTAGTGCAGCAGCCCTGTTATTGGTGGCATGCGCACAGACAACACCCGTGAAGGAGGGGGAAGCTGGTCTTCCCCCGATTTCCCCTTCTCCTGTCGAAGAAGTAATTGTCGAAGAGTTGGGCGATGAATTGAAAGAAGAAGGTGTGCGCAATGCACGTAGTCGTGCACGCAGATTATTAGAACTTTTATTAGGTGGAGTAAATAGATGAGTGTGATTCCTTCAACGAAGATTGAACGCTGGGAGATGTGGGCAGAGATGATTCGCTCTGACCAGATGACACACGAGCAGGTTCACCAGTTTTTGGCTAAACACAGTGACTTTGCTCATTGGTATATGAGCGAAAAAATTCAAGATGCAGTAAGTCATGAAGAATGATGTAGTCTGTCCATATATTTTAAACCACGTGTATACAGGCACTCGGAATGAACGCCGTTTGTGCTGCTCATCAACACCTCGAGTATCGCAAGATAAAAAGAGGACAGATGAAGAGTGGTGGAATAGTGACGAGATGAAGTCTATTCGCCGCCAAATGATGGCAGGTGAACGTATATCCAATTGTGCTGAGTGTTATCGTCGCGAAGATCTCGGTGTAGAATCATTGCGGCAAGAAGGATTGCAGGAATGGGATATAGATGAGTTGTTGACACACCTACAGCCCGATGGGTCAGTAGATGTCCTACCTGAGTTTTTCGAACATAAATCTGTTCACTGTAATTTGCAATGTCAGAGTTGCAGCCCTGTTCTATCCTCTACATGGGCAAAGTTAGAAAAGGATATGTATGGATACCAGTGGCCAAATAATTTCGACGATGATTATGAGAGTAAGCAAGCTGACTCGATTATCAATGCCATCTTAGATAAGAGGTGTAAGAAAATTAATTGGGCTGGTGGTGAACCCATGATGATGCCTATCCATTGGAAAGTGACAGATAAATTAATTGAATTGTATGATGATCCAGAATATCATGAGTATGTGAAATCAATACGCATTCAGTATAATACAAACTTGACAAAGGGTATTTGGAAGAACAAATCAATACCAGAAATGTTGCGTCCATTCAATATCGAGTTGCGGACTTCTATGGATGGTGTCGGTGACGTGTTTGAATTCCTTCGAGATGGTGCAAGTTGGGATGAATGCTGGACAACATGGTCTAAATATTATGATAATTGGTTTGAAATAGAAGTGAATGCAGTATATTCTGCTCCACTGATTATGGGTATAGATGATTATCTAAAACAATATGAAGGTAAGAGCATTAGATTTTATGACCATCCATATCACACATACCCATCTCACTATCCAGCACAGGGTCAGGGGTTTCTGGACATCAGATTGTATCCGCAAGATATCTTTGACCGTATTGTGAGTGCTGCCGAAGACTCTCTAAATAAGTATAAGCACGAGGGTTATCAGCGAGGATTAGATATCCTTAACGCTTATCGTGTTGAGAAGAAACAGGGAACTGACATATTTGATAATGTTGATATACATCGCGCATTGAAGGGTTATGCGCTATATAGAGATAATTTCGTCAAAAAGGTCAAATTCCAAGACCTTCTACCTAAATTAGATACTGAAGCATATGATTGGTTCGAATCCCTAGAGCCAACTGATTTTGACCCCACACATCGTGCTCCTGGATGGTCGCATACGGATTGGAAATGATTGATTTTGTAACAGAAGTTGATATAGAATTGGATATCGATTGTGATATTATCATCGACAATTTTGAATTCAACGAAAAGCCGATTGATAGTATCTATCTACAAAATCGAGAGAGTGAAGAAGTAAATCGTTTGAGAGAAACTGAATCACAATTTAACGTGCATTATGATGAGATTATCAGTAAATATCATTCTGGCGATCTGACCTTAGATGATTTTAATTTCTTTGATTCAGATTATGTATTTTGGAATAAGTTAGTCCCCATGGATTTGCGCGATGAAATTAAAAGATTGTGTGAATATCGCAATGTTAAAATCTATCGCACAATGATTACAAGATTGAGCAGTGCAAATGGTCTGACAATTCATTCGGATGCAGTTAAGAAGTTTCATTATCCACTGAAGACAAATCCGCATTGTTTTTTCTATGATGCTCATGACCCTGAGAATCAAGTTGTGTATAATTTAAAACAGAATAAATTGTATGATGTAGACACTACTCGACATCATTATTTTTATAATGCGAGTGATGAAGACAGACTACATTTAATAATGTATTATGAGGAATTGTGATGAAATTTGACAAATGGGATCGTGCCCATATGAAAGCAGCAGAGGTATATTCAGCATTATCCTCTGCTAAACGACTACAGGTGGGGGCAGTTATCGTAAAAGATAACCGCATCATCTCTATCGGATATAATGGTATGCCGTCTGGGTGGACGAATAAATGTGAGACTACAGATGAGTATGGCAATATGCCCATCACGAAACCAGAAGTTCTACACGCTGAAACAAATGCCATCGCGAAGGTGGCTCGCTCCTCCGAGAGTTGTGAGGGAGCGACGATCTACACATCACACCAACCATGCCTCGACTGCGCGAAACTGATTTTCCAGTCAGGTATATCTCGTGTCGTCTGGAAATATCCATATAAGACAAAAACAGGCTTGACATTTCTAGAAAAGTGCGGTATAACTGTTGATGGTATATATGATTGAATACAGAACATGGGAAAAGGTCGTCGCTCGTGCGCTCGACTATTATATTGGTCGGACAGACGAAGATGAACCCAAAGTCCCTGTCCTGACTATGCAACAAGCGAAGAACGGTTTATATCTTCGCATGTTACTACAATTTGTGAATTGGATCACCTGCTTCTTTATTATTGCAGGTGTGATCAGACATTGGTAGGAGTGAAAATGGTAAAACAACTTACAATTGAAAAACACGACTGTGAGCAGCTGCTCGGACAGTGGCTCGATGATAGTCACTATGATCAGATTATTACAGCCGACACAGACCTGTATGCTCTCGATAGAGTGAATGAGGTCAACAATGAAGACAATATCATCTTCAAGTTTCGCAAGGGAGTTTTCTCCAAAGAGGAACAAGAAGGTGCATATGCTGGTCTATACGAGGCAGCTATCGAGACACAGAATCGTGGGCTGGCTGCTGGACCACGTGCGGGTCAGAATGGTAAACGCGATTGGGTTACACCTCTGCAGGAGGATGTTCTTGACGCGATTTTTACTGCTCCCGATTCCTCACTAGATGCAGACTTCGATGCTATTGAAAACGCTATTGCTCGCCACAAGCCAGATGATGCTGGTCGTGGACGTGTATGGTTGCGCGACAATATCAAAAAGACTGGTGTAGAATACTCTGAATTCTTTGACTGGTGGCTCGACTCGGTTCGTCCACTGTCAGCTAAAGAACGCAAAGTCGAAGCTAAGAATATGGTGAAGAAATATATCTCCGACACCTCGTATGCTAATACAGTGAACTCTGGTATCGCTGGCTGGTTCGATCGTTATCCACGCATCCCATATGGTCGTGCTACATCTTACACAGAGAAGAACCCAGATATGTTCTCTCTGTCCTATCCTTATCTACAGACGCTGGCTCGTAAGTTTGAGGAACTGCTCCCCGAACGCTACAGTAAACAGATCGAGTTTACAAATGCTATCGATCCGAAGTTTGTTGTCCCTGAAACACCCTATACAACGCTGACTGTCAACAAGACATTCCGCACCGCCGCTCACCGTGATGCTGGTGACTTCACAAAGGGTTTCTCTAACATCAGCTGTATCAGTCCTGATGGTAAGAAAAGCTGGGATGGCTGTCTGTTTGTCCTCCCAGAGTATCGTATTGCTGTTGAGTTGCATCCAGGAGACTTGCTCCTCGTGAACAACCACGATGGCATTCACGGTAACACTCAGATCCTCGGCGACGATCCGATCCGTATCTCTATCGTTGCGTATGCTCGCGAGAAGATGGCGAATCTTGGTTCGTTTGAATACGAGACATTGCGTAAGAACTTTGTTGACCATCGTCGCTTGAATGAAGAGCATGCCGAGTGGCGTCCTCTCTGGAATGGTGTCTCTCCTAATATGTGGGAGACTCAAGAGTGGTATGACTATCTCTCTGAACACGGTGGTCAGGATATGCTTACCAAGTATCACCCTAACTCAGCTGGTGTCGCCTCGCTCGAGGATCTATTCTAATGTGTGCCGTTATCGGTGCTGCACTCAAGTCTCCTACACCTGAACAACTTGAACTTGTAAGGAACGTGTTTCTCGAATCTCGTATTCGAGGTATGCATGCGACTGGGTTGTCGTATGTGTCAAATGGTAAGGTTGTCACCCTCAAAGAACCTGTCCCATCTCCTGAATTCACTCCTCTGTCTGATATGGAGCAGTTTATCAATGAGGATGGCAACCTTTACCTAATTGGACACTGTCGCTACTCCACAAGCGACCTTCGCTACAATCAACCGATTCAGATTAACGACAAAGTCTCTATCGTCCACAACGGTGTTATCTCACAGGAACTTCCTGAAAACTGGAAGGATCTATATGGATACGAGACTGAAACACATAATGATACTGAACTGATAAATCATACGTTGGAGGCTGGTCTGAACCCACTCACCGAGTGGGCAGACTCGTCAATGGCGGTCATTGAGTTACACTCAGATGGTATGATGGTCTGGTATCGTAATGGCAAGCGACCTCTATATAAGACAGTGCTTAAGAATGGTAATATTATTACATCAACGAAGGATATTGTGAAACGTGCTGGAATCAGAATTGAACCTAACAGAGTCAGTTACGCAGGACGGGATCTTCAGCCTGTCATTTGATGACTGGGAAACCTTTTGCGAAGCGAATAAGACGACTGATGTATTCTTCTCTAAGATGAAGCGTGGCATCAAAGAAGACAACTGCCATGACTGCATCCGTGCATTTTATGAGGACGGTAAGATCTTGGGTGTCATCGCCACGAAGAATATGAAAAACTGTGCCAATCTCAAGTGGATCGTAACTATCCCAGATGCTAGAGGCAAGGGTGTGTTTCGCGCTCTATGTGAAGATGCTGTCAGTCGTGCATACGAAGTCAAAAGATTAACTTCATCTCTAAAACATTTCCGAGTATCAATCAATGCTCCTGCTCTGACTGCCTACCAGAAGGTGGGTTTCAAGACATGGGGCATACAAGCATCTGACACTTATCTTTCTATTGGATTCCTCAATGGACCAAGTATAAGTGACCTCGGCTGGGAA